AAGCCTAAGAGGAAGAGAAGGACTAAGGCTGAGATTGCAGCAGAGAAGACAGCTGAAGAGGAAGCTGTTGATGTCCTTGCTGATGCTGAAGTTGAAACTCCAGTAGAGGAACTACCAGATGAAAAACCTGTAGAGGTGGTAACAGAAGATGCAATGAGGGCATCAGCCGGGAAGTTGGTTGCAGCTAGTGGTGCAGGTAATAAGGATGGACTCAACCATGCTAAGAAGATCATATCTGAAATGGGTTTTGCTAATCTTGGTGAAGTAACTGAGGATAAGTTTGCTGAACTCAAGAGCAAGTTTGATTTGGCGGTGTCAACATGGAAATAATTGTTCAAGCAGTTCAAGCAGCAGCTTTAGTTATTATAGCCTTTGGTGCAATAATTGTTATTGTAGATTTTGTGAGGAAATAATATGCAGAATACACCAGATACAATGCTTTTGGTTTTACTGATTTCTCTTACAGCTTTAGTAAGTACCGCAACAGTGGTACTTATTATTGCTACTATATGTGAATTGAAAGATAGGAGAAAAAATGCTTAATAAACATTCAGATGTAGGGGCATCCAGTTGTCATCGCTGGTGGGAATGTCCGGGGAGTGTGAGCTTGTCGCTTAAAGCTCCTCCCCAAGAGTCCTCAATGCCAGCAATGGAAGGGACAGCAGCACATGAGTTGGCTGAGAAAATACTCTTGAGGCTGAAGAAAGATCAACCTTTTGATCTACATGGTACTATTGGTACTACTATCATGGTTGAGGATAATGAGTTTGAAGTAACTGAGGAGATGGTAGAGGCAGTAGATATGTATGTTGAATCTGTTATAGGTGTATTGGATAAAGCAGGGACAGACTCTTCATTCCTGCACGTTGAAGAGAGATTTTCTTTGGAGGTGGATAAGTATGCTTATGGTACTAATGATGCATTCCTTTACAGACCCTTTAATGATATCCATCTTTGGGACCTTAAGTATGGTCGGGGTGTGGTTGTGGATGTTAAACAGAACAAACAGTTAATGTACTATGCTCTGGGGGCTATTCAGGGTAGAGATGTAAAGGAGGTAGTCACCTACATTGTACAGCCTAGAGCCTACCACCCAGATGGGCCAATTAGAAAGTGTACATATTCTGTTGAGGAACTCAAATATTTTGGTGAGATACTCAAGATAAGGATAGATGCTACTCGAAAGAAAGATGCTCCACTTGTTGCTGGAGACCATTGTAGGTGGTGCAGGGCATCTTCTATCTGCCCTATGCTCAAAGAGGAGGCTAATGAAATAGCTGTACAGGACTTCTCCAAGGTTAGTACCCTTGACCTTCCAACAATGGTTAAGTTGGCTGACATGCAGCCGAGAATTGTCGAGTATCTCAAGGATGTTAAGAACCATCTTCACAGTATAGCTGAGAAGGGTTCTGAAGTTCCGGGGTATAAGTTGGTTAAGGCTCGGTCTAACAGGAGGTGGAAGAGTGAGGCAAGGTTTGTCTCAGCATTTACCGGGAAGTATGGTAACAAGATTCTTGCTCCAAGTAAGATACTCTCACCTGCAAAGATGGAGAAGCTGATAGACAAGAAGGAGCTGTTGCCTTTTATAGAGAAACCAGATACTGGTCTGACACTGGTAAAAGATTCAGACCCAAGAGAAGCTGTGAAGAGTTCAGCAGCTGAAGATTTTGATGGCATTTTATAGGGAGAGAATAATGGAAGCAGATCGGGATGAAAGAATTACACCGTACAATGGGCCATTGGAAGATAAGGACAAAGAGATGATAAAGCTTAATGACCCAGCTAAGTCTAACTTGAGAGATATTCAGAAAAAGATTATATTTTTTCAGGAAAAAGCAAGTTTGATAGTAAACAGTTACCTTTCAGCACTTAATAAGAATCAAGGAACGTATGAGGTTAGTGAGGATTTTGAATTTTTAATTTCAGTAGAGGAGAATGAATATGACAGAGAAAATGGATAAAGTAATAACACCAACATTTAGAGTAAGTTTTCCGTCAGTATTTGATGCAAAGGCAGCACCCGGTAGTGACAAGGAGAAGTACAGTGTTGTCATGTTGTTTAAGAACAATGAAGATTTGACAGTTCTAAAGGACTTGGCTAAGAGAACTATTGCTGAGAAGTGGGGTGGTAAGACTCCAAAGAATTTGGGTACACCATTTAAAGATGGTAATGGGAAGGACTATGAGGGGTATAAGGATACCATTTACCTTACAGCAAGTAGTCAGTTCCCTCCGGGAGTTATTGATGAACAGAAGCAACCTATCATTGACAGGAAAGCATTCTATGCAGGATGCTATGCTATTGCATCAGTGAACTGTTATGGTTGGGAATACATGGGTAAATCAGGGGTCAGCTTTGGACTCCAGAACATCATGAAGATGAGTGATGGTGATAGCCTATCAGGTGGTGCTACTGCCGAGCAGGACTTTGGTAGCATCCCATTACCAGAGGTTGGATCAGCACCAACAGGAGGTGATGTATCGGTTCTCGATCTTTAAATTGCTCACTATCTATAACTACTACTAGCTTTGATGAGTCCAAACTCATCAAAGCTAGGATGTGTTTTTGTGGAATGTCAAATGTAATAATATTGGATAATGATAGGGTACGTGGTTTTGAAATAATTGGTTATTGCCATGAAGAAAAAACTGCTATGAAAGCAAAGGAGTATATAGATGAACAACGTGATACATTTAGACTTCGAGACAAGAAGTGAGGCTGACATCTCAAAGGTGGGTACATGGAATTATTCCATGCACCCATCAACTGAGATTCTCTGTATGGCATGGTGCTATAATGATGAAGATGTACAATTAATGGTGGCTGATGATATATCTTATCCCGGAAGTAGTGATATTTTTGATTTTAAAGATGTTATATTTAAAGCTCATTACTCCATGTTTGAGTATTATATCTGGCATAACATCTTAGTTAAAAGGTATGGCTGGCCTGAAATTCCATTCAAGCAGTGGAGATGTACGGCTGCTTTAGCTGCCAGCCATGCCTTGCCAAGATCACTGGATAAAGCATCATGGGCATTACAGCTCAAAGAGAGGAAGGACATGTCTGGTAAGAGGATCATGCTCAAGATGTGTAAGCCCCGGAACCCTTCAAAGTATAATAAGAATAAATATTTTGAAGACCCCGAAGATTACCAGAAACTATATGATTACTGCATAAATGACGTTGAGGTGGAGAGGGCAATAGACAATGCCCTCCCACCATTAAACAATGTGGAGCAGGAAGTATGGTTTTTGGATCAGGAAATAAACATGAGAGGGATTCATGTTGATATGGAGCTTGTTGACTCGGCACTGCTTCTAGCGCAACTTTACACTGATAAGTGTATCGCTGAGTCAACAAGTCTCACTGATGGAATTAAGCCAACACAGAGAAATAAGATTTTAGAGTGGATGAGAGAAGAAGGATATAACATGCAAGACCTTACAGCAGACTCTGTGAGAGAAGCATTGACAATGGAAGTAAGACCTCCACCAGATGTCAGGAGATTACTTGAGTTAAGGCAGCAGATGAGTAAGACCAGTGTCAAGAAGTTTGAGAAGCTGAAGAGTGCAACAGCAGAGGATGGTAGGCTCAAAGACATGTTTGTGTATCATGGAGCATCTACCGGTAGGTGGTCAGGTAAGGTAGTCCAACTTCAAAACCTCCCTCGTGGTACTGTTAAGGATACTGAGACATGTATTGAGATTATGAAGTGGGGAGACTTGGATAGTTTTGAGTTCTTTTATCCAGATGTAATGGGTGCAATAAGTTCCTGTATCCGAGGAGCATTGATTGCTGCACCCGGTAAGGACTTACTGGTTGTAGATTTTGCATCAATAGAAGCACGGGTCTTGGCATGGGTTGCCGGGGAAGAAGGGCTTCTTAACGAATTTAAGGAAGGAGAAGATTCATATGTCAAAATGGCTAAGGCTATTTTCAACACTAATGAGATTTCTAAGTCACAGCGTTTCGTTGGCAAGCAAGCTGTTCTTGGGTGTGGTTACGGAATGGGTGCTAAAAAGTTCAAAGGCACTTGTGCAAGTCTGGGACAAGAAGTTTCGGAAGAACTAGCAAAGAAAGCGGTGACAGCTTTTAGAAAGAAGAACAAAAAAATTGTCGGACTATGGAGAGCTATTGAATGGGCAGCTACTGATTGTGTAAAAATTGCATCAAGGGGGTTGTCAAATGTTACACCAAAAACATTATGTGGTAATATTATTTGGTCTTGTGAAGGAGACTTCCTCTACTGTACTCTACCATCTGGTAGGAGGTTAGCTTACCACCATCCAAAGATAGAGAGGGTGGAGAAGTTTGAGCAGACTGTTGACCAGCTGACCTTCTTAGGTGTGGCACTGGGTAACAATTATACCCGACAAACAACATGGGGTGGTACTCTTGTTGAGAACATTGTCCAAGCCATATCCAGAGACCTATTGGCAGAAGCCATGCTGAGATGTGAAGCTAGTGGTTACACTGTTGTAGGGCATGTTCATGACGAGATCATTGCTGAAGTGTTTGGTAACAATTCTTACAATAGTGGGGCAGAGTTAGAAGATTTTATTTCAACAGTAACAGAACTCCCGGAGTGGGCAGATGGATGCCCAGTAAAAGCTGAGGGGTGGAGAGGAAAGAGGTATAGGAAATGAGAGCTAAGATATATTACTTCTGTGTCCACTGTAATAAGGAGAATCCTGAACCATATAATGCGTTCATTAAAGGTAAGTGTCCTTACTGTGCAGAGAAGTCAGAGTTCTTTACACGTAAAGCAGTATTTGTCAGAGCTGAACCTTGGTGGAAGTTCTGGAATAAAAATGGCAACCTTTTTTATATAGAGGAGTAAATAATGCCTGTACATATTATAGGAGAAAAGAACCCGGAGTGTCCTCTGTGTAATAAACCATTTGACTTTCAAGAGTACATTGGGAATCAGTTTTATGTTTGTCATAAGGACAAGGTAGCAATAATGGTTGATGACCCTATGGTTGGGGTATGGAATAAACACAAAGACCTTGAGAGTGGTTTGGAGATAGAGTGTGCAAACCCTAAATGTAAAGAGAAGATGAATATGTTTTGCCGGTCTGATGGTTTTATGAAAGCAGTATGCCCTAACCCCCGGTGTGGTGCTGAAGTTTCAACTGAGGAGATGGCAGATGGTAGTTATGTTGTTAGCCCCGGAGAAGGAACGGATGTGTTAAAAGATGGCAGTTAGTCCTACAAAGAGAACACTGGATGCATTAAAAGCTCAGGGGGCATATTGTGATATGGCTGAGAGGTTCTTGATGTATGGTGGTGGTCTGAAATTTAGCACTATTGGTGGGAAGAGAGTGGGTAGACGTACTGGTGTCAGGAAGGACTTGTTTGGCATCATCGATATAATTGCTCTCTTCCCGGACCGTGAAGGAATATGGGGCATACAGAGCTGTGGTACTGCATTCTCTGAGCATAAGAAGAAGATACTTAGTAACTTCTTTACACAGAAGTGGCTGGAGAAAGGTGGGCTGGAGCTATGGGGATGGAGACCCCTAAAGGAAGGGAAGCGAAAGGTCTGGAGACCAAGGGTTCACCAGTTTTCTTTATTGGACTTCTAATGCTTCCCCATAATAAACATCCTTACAAGGATAAACATAGCACTGATTCCTGAAAAAACCAGTGCTATGTTTGACTTGTTGTTATTGTGATTTTTCTCATGATTACCCTGATCTGTTTCGATCTTAGTTATATCATTTCTTAACTTTTCAGTCCGAGCATAAAATGACCCATGAGCATTCCCATTTTCTTTGTGATGTAATTCAAAATTCTTATTAAAGTTTTTGAATTCAACCTGCATTGTTATTATTGCTTCTTTAATTTCAAGCAGGTCTTTCTTTCCACCATTTTGTAGGACACACCTATTCCCATCATCCATAATTTACCCTGCTATTTCAGTGATAGTTATTGAAGATGTTAATGCACCACCAAGTTGTCTACCACCAGCAGCACCCTGTCCACCATTAAAATTAAATGTCCCAGCAGCATTCATTCCTGCACGTACACGGAAAGTGAGAGTAGATGTTGATGGTGCTGTTACCCAATATGAAAAACAAACTTGGTTTGCTATATCTCTATGGTCTGCTATATCAACTTGACCAGCTGCAAGAGCTTCAGTTGCATGGATGCTAGTTTCAAATAATGCTGCTGTCATTACAGTACTTACTGATGTACTCTCATTACCATTAACTACAACATCAACTCTTAATTTATTTGTTGTTTTCTTAGGGGTAATGGAGAGGGTCATAAATTCTCCACCCTCTGTTATTACTGGTTTTGTGTCATAATTTAATCCGGGCATTACTGTTGTGGTTGTAGCTGCTTCACCATCTTGAGTATTAACCATCTGGACAATGACACCTTTTACACTTGGACTTTCTCCAAAATAGCTTACAAGCCTTACATTATCAGTATCATAACAATAAAATAATGCTATATCTCCAGCAACTGTTGTAATGTTACTATCATAAGGTAGGACAAGATTAGTAGCATGATGTGTTAAAGTTAGAGCATCATTAAACTGGAGTAATACAATGTCACCAATACTCATCCCAGAAAAAGAAGTGATAGTTGTACTACCATCTATATCAAATGCATTACCATCAGTGTCTATTGGGAGTGTTCCTGCTGCAGTTATATTCTCACCTTTTTTAAATAATGGTCCCCATGATGCTTTACCATCACCACTAAAAACAGATAGTACTTCATGATTACCCCCAACAGCTAAAGCTTCAGGATCACCTCCACTACCACCTTGAATAATATCCCCCGGATTACCTATTGGTAATACTGAATCAGTATCTACTATTGTTACCAGCTCCAGATCATCACCAGCACCATTCCATGCAAGAACTTTACTGGCTCTTGCAGCAGCACTTGTACTTTCCGGAAAGTCTATATCAGACAAGGCAGATGTTTCAGCAAATTTGATTGATCTATTCAGTGTTTCATCAAGTTGAATGTCAATCATCCTTGATCGGTCATACTCATTATTAAGTGAATCCTCTGGCAAGTTACCCTCTGTTGGAACATCTGTTTGTTGGGTGTATGCCAGCTCTCTTTTAATAAATGAGTTCTCACCAGCACCGGCTCCATTATCTGTAGGTGCAACAACATAGGTAACAGTGCCTCCCTCACCCTCATCAGCTGTTTTAATACTCACCGTATAATCAGTGGTCAGAGTCTGAAGTGTTGCAACCAATGTTGTGCCATTATTTTTGAATACCTTCAGGTCTGATGCCTGAAATATTTTAAAAGGGAAATCAAAGGCAACAATACTCCCATCCCCTAATTCTTCTATTGTATTTGTAACATTTGATACTGCCATTTTATCCTCCTATTTAAAGCGTTTTGTTTTACTCTTCTTACCATCTTCAAAGAATATTTTAGAAACAATTTTATCCACAGTAAATGATCCCGGTAGTACCCCGGTAATTCCAGCAATAGATATAACTGCTTTTGTTGCCTGTTTAACTCTTGTATCTGTAGATTTGGCTTCAGCTGCAAAACCTAACCTTCTTGCTGATTGTACCACCATATCCACAGCAGGGATAGATGATTTTTCATAAAACATTCCACTTAGGATATTTGAAGAAATAGGGATAGTAGTAAGTACTTCCCTTACTAACTTACTAATGTATTTATCCATAATTTTCTCATCATCATCTTCATCAAACATTGAGAGCAACTCATCTAACCCTACTCTAAAAGCTGTAGTAGTCATTGCAGCAAGAGTTAAATAAGTGAAAACATTTAAACTATGTTGAGTAGGTATTTGAAGCACTTTATTCTGCTGGGATAATGCAGAAGTTATCAGTGAGAATTTACCAAGAGCAAATGTCTGAAACTGGAAGAATGCTTTATCAACAGAGATGTTTCCAAAGAATCGAGCCTGTGCTACTGCTCCCGGAGCATCCTTTGCCAGACCAGAACCCTGTGACCTTGATACTACTTCTTGTGCATCCAGTATAGCATCCACATCTGGGTTAGCAAAATCAACTGTCCCACCTTTTTCCTCAACAAATTTCCTATATGCCCCTGCTGCACCGGCTGCTGCGGTGATACCATCAACAGTTTGGATACCCCACATAGCACCCTCTTTAGCTTTTTGTAGTACAGGGAAATCTGACTTGTTGTTCATGATGTCTCGCATGGTTAAGTCACCACCCATTCTATCCCTAATTTCTGGGAAGTTCTCTCTTATAAACTTCCTCCACTCTGGATTAGTGGCAACATCATATGCTCCTTGGAAAGCGGCTTTATGACCTATAAGAGCCATTGAATCAATAAGTGCTGTAGGCTGAATTATTATTGTTGAGAGTTTATACCCAAGGATAGCAATACCTGTATTATTCCTTAACCAATCAAGTGATTTTATTCTCTTACTATCAACAGCACCATTCCTTGCCATCAGCTTTATCCAGTCATTCATGACCTCCTGACCAAACTCTCCAACAATAGTTTTAAACCTTTCTTTACCAGCCATTACCCTTGCATCTTCTATCATCTGCCCCATGTTCACCATGTAAACTGCTCTATCCATATACTTCCTGAACACCTCTAAAGCATCAAGTTTTATCTTATTAGCTCCACCCTTCCTCTGCTGGAAAGGTTTAGTGGATAACCCCGGTGCTCTACCAGAACCTTTAGGTTCTACTATTTCAGTAACTGTAATAGTGTTAGGACCGAACATCTCCTGTATCTCTGAGTTCTCCATAGCTTCAAAGTCAGTGAGCATTGGGAAGAAGTTTTCCAGCCCTTCAAATTTCTGCCCATATACTTTCTCCAGAACTTCTTTTATTTCTGGTTTTATTATATCAAACTGAATCTGCATCTCTTTAAGGAATATACTTTCTTCATCATTTAACCCTGCTGCTTCAACAGCATCAAGATGTTCTGGGGAGAAGATTGTTTCAAGTTTTGTTCTACCACCTCTTTGCTGGAGAGTTACAATTTTTAGAATTCTCTCCATATTTTCATCAGTTAATTTCAAGTCCTTTTTTAACTTCTCAATAGGGGCAAGAACATTCTGAAGCTGTTGCTTATATGAATTATATGCTTTATCCATTGGTCGCTTTATCAACTTCATAATAAAACCTTTACCCCTCTCAGCTGTACTCATCAAATCAAATACAACATTCATAGGCGTAATGGCAATAAACTTATGTTTTGATTTATTAACAGCTCTATCAATCAGACTCCTTACTTTATTAAAGAAGTCAGTACCTCTTTCTCCCGGTCCTTCTTCAACCAAGACCTTACCATCAATTACACCCTGTTCAAGTGTACTGTCAACTCTTGCTTTTTGCTCTGCTGCTTCTCTTTGTGTTTTAAATTTGTTCTTTAACTCTGCAGAAATAACCCTAGCTGCTTCTTCCAGAGATGTTATCTTATTGGTAGCTGTTTCCTGAATAGCCTTAGTGAGACCTAATGCTTCAACTTCTTTGTTAGTTACCTGCTGTGTTGTCTGGATAACCAAACCAGTTTTATTATTCACATACACCAATCTAAATCCCGGAACCTGATTGGCGAGAAGAGCATCCTCAATAACTGGTAAACCCTCTTCAATTCCTGCAATAAAGTTTGCAGCTTCTTTTAACTTCTCAGGCATACTCTTCATAAACTCAGTTAATGATGTAAGACCCTCTGCTCCTGAAAGAGTTTCAAAGAACTCTTTACTCTTGACCTCAAATGCTGCTTGTTCTGCATCAGCAGCTTCATCTACATCCACTGGTGTTTCTTCTTTGGCTTCCCCTGTTTCTTGATCTATTTCTTTACCTTCAGCAATTTTCTCTTCTACAGCAACATCTCTAACCACATTTTCAAGACCAAAGAAGTCTCTTATATCTTTTGCAGAAATACTCTCTTCAGCTTCTCGCTTATCAAGAACAAGGTTTAATAACCCTGTACCTTCTTCCTCTGATATTATCCCATCTTTAACCACTTTATTTATCTTCTCAGTCATCTTTGCAAGATCAGCTATACTGATGGATGCAGCATCACCCTCAATCTCTGATGAGATGTCTTTAACAAATGCTCTCTTAGCTTCTTCTTCTGGTGTTAATGGTGGGCTTTCTTTTTGTTCTCTAAATCCAAATGTTTCTTTTTCTACTTCCCCACTTCTTATTTTCTCTAGTTCTGGTTTGACAAAATTTTCAGCAAGGTATTCTGGTGTTAATTGACCAAAATTACCTTCTTTAAGGAGCTTAGTTATTTGTGTAATTTCATCATCATTTAGATTTTCAGATTCAAGTTCTTTAAAAATTTGTGTAATTTCTGATTCTAATAATACACCTTCATCTTCTTCTGTTTGGAAGTCACCTTGTTCCTGTCGTTTAGCTTCTTTTTGTTTATTATATTTTTGTACTAATGCAAGTCCAGATTTAGTAAAGGCATTGTTTTCAAAACTTGTAGCAAATTCTAAATCCAAACCAACTTTCTCTTCTGCAAACTCTAACATCTTAGTCCCTATACCTTGTCCTTGAGCTGACTCTAGTACAGCTGGACTAATTTCAACAATATCATTGTTAGGATCAAGAAGCACCTTCATTACCCCATTAATATTACCATCTTCATCAGCATGTATAATAACCCCTGTTTTTTTATTTTTCTCACTAGCTTTAAAAGATAATCCTGAATCTACCTTCATACCTATCCCTTCCTCAAATTCTTTTTCAAGAATTGATTCTACTGTGAAAGGTACTCGATCTATAATTTCAACCCCATCATCTTCTAATGTTGAACCAAGTTTAGCTTTGGACTCTTTATCTCCTTCGGCCACTTTATCTGACTTAGTGGCTTCCCCTCCTTTTGCTTCTTTTTCTTTTTTGCCATCTTCTATGTCCTCATCTTTCTTTCCAAATGCTTCTTTAATAACCTCAAGTCTTCTCTCTGCATTTATCTCAGCTTTAGTAGAAATTCCTGTAGTTACTGCACCGGGAGCACCCAGTACTGCTAATCCCTGTGCACTCTTTACAGCAGTATCTACTAACCTTTTTCTAATATCTTCTTCAGTAGGAATGACATTAGGGTTGTCTTCAATAGAACCAGCAAGAATTTCAGTTGCAATTTTTACTATCTCTTGAAGCTCCTCCTGCCCTGTCTGTATAGCAAGAGTCTTGAAATACTGCTTTACCATTTTAAGTAATGCACTCTTAGCTACTTTGCTCTTTAATGTTTTTCTAAATGCTTTCTTAAAAGGAGCTGCAAAAAGCATCATCTCTGTTGCTTCAATTATCCCAATAGCAAGACCAGCACCCAGAGATAATGGTCGAGCTGTTTTTTCAGATATACCTTTCTCTACAAAATCAAGAAAGAGATTACCACCCTCTACATCTAAAGATGTTTTGATTATACCAAAAGCCATACCTTTAGTCATACCAGCAGCAAATGCAGATGGTACTGTTATCAGCTCTTCAGGGGTGGCTATCTGTGGGCCAATTTGCCCTGCGACAGCAGCCATTGATGCCCAAGCACCCCCAAACATCATACCATCCTTTAGACCCTCAGATATGGATTCCATCATAAATGGTAACATCTCAGCTGCTTCACCAAGCATTGTTGTTACCGGGGCATCTTTAAACTTTGTGTCCTCAAGCTTACCTGCTTTTTCTACCTGTTCCAAATGTGCCTGATTACCTTTTTCAAGAGCTTCATCAACACCCATCCTACCATACATAGCTTCTCTTCCCCATGCACCCCTTACAAGAGGAGCTTTACCCTTTTGGAACTTGAATTTAAGGTAGTCTGTGAGTGGTGGAGCATCTGAATAAGCTGGTTGTGTCGGGTCAGTATCTGGAATAACATCAGCTGGATTAATATTGTTTAAATCCAATGGTGTATTTGCAGCAACATTGAGACTCCCATCAGCTCGTCTATCATCAGCTATAACATCTGCTGGATCAATATTGTTTAAATCTAATGGTGCTTCTAAATCACCACGTTTAAAGGATGCTAGTGCTTCTGCATTTTCTTGAGTTCTTATTAATTGTACCATTATCTAGTTTTAAAAGTCCCATCTGGCATCTGCCAAAGTTTCACACCTTTCACTATAACAGGTTTTCCCTCTTCAGGAATAGCCTCTAATCTATATTTTGTATCAGCTTCTCTAAAGATTCCATTTAGCATCTCTTGTGCTTGCCCTCTTGTTGTTTCAATACCCCTATCCTTATCATTTTTTAACAGTGATAGGTATTGGATAGTCATATCATTATCTATCTGATCTCTTTTTACCTTAGAGAGTTTTGAGTTTGAATCTAGCTTATTATTAATTTGTCTAAGACCAAGTGTTTCTATTTTACTTACACCAGAAAAACCAAGATAAGAAGCAATCCTACCACCCGGTTCCCTCTTTGCAGCTAATGCATCCATATTTGCATATACTGGTAATAACAATGCTCCTGCTGAAGCTGCTGATAAATCTTTCCCCACAGCTTGCCATGTGTCTTGAGCAATTTCAACTAAGTCTTCAAGAGTAACATCTGCATCTGTTCTGGAACCATCCTTTTTCAAACCAAGTCTTAATATCCTGTTTTTTATATTAACCACCCTCTCTGCACTATCAGGTTTTGTTTGGTATTTTTTGGTAAGAGCCACCTTACGAAGATGTGCAAATGTTATCTTTTCTCCGGGAGTTAGATCACGACTATTTCCTAATTTTATTTCAGCATTTGCAACCTCTGATGGGTCTAAATTACCAGTTGCCAAGTCTTCTATAAAAGGTTTAAATGACTCTCCACCATCAAGTAGACCATTCATTTTTGTAGTTAACTTCTGCCCATTTATAGCTTCTGCAATATCTTTTTCTATTTTTCTTCTATCATCATCTTCAAATATTGTTTTAAAAACACCTTTTTCCCTAAACTCATCTAAGGCCCTTTCAGGATCACGTTTCATTAACCCATCAAGATAAGACCTAGCCACACTCTCAGGAGCATTTTCTATAAACTTAGCTCCCTCTTGTGGACTTAATCCATTAGCAGTAGTTCGTGTTATCTCTTCTGTTTGAAGTAAAAGATTTTCAATAGTATCTGGAGAATCTGGATCAAGAGAAATATGTTCAGCTTGAGTAGACAACCCACTAATTACTTCATTCCCTTTAATAAGATTATTTATACCTTGGAGTTTAAGACCCCATTTATTAATTGTATTTATTCTGCCTATTTTGTTCTGCTCATGTTTTAATGTAAGTTGTTTTCTAACTCGTTTATTATCAACCTCAGTAATTCTACGGGCATAGATTTTACTCATTGCTTCCTTCTGCTCTTTTATTCCATTACTTATATCAAGAGAGGAATCTGAATTATATCTAGCCTGCATTTCTGTAGTAGCTTTTTGGACTTCCTCATCAGTAGTTTGTAGTTCTTTAAGGGTATCAACCTGATCTGTTATTGCCCGGTTTCTTTCCATCTGCTGACCTATTGCAAATGTTGACCGAGCCAAGCTCCCCAACCCTCGTGCTAAAGAGTCATCCACTCCCGGTGTTCCAACTACTGCTGATGCTTTTTGTCTTCTAATTACTCCCATTGTTTTCCCCTATGTTAAAGCTTTAGCTCCTGAGAATGCTGCTTGTCCTATACTACCAATAAATGCTGCTCGACCTCTTTTCTCAGTCATTCTGCTTCTCTTAAATCCTAATCTCTGTTGAGCACCACCTCTGGTTCTCTGGGTAGCTACCTCTGCTGTATCCTCTTTCCTTTGTTCATCAAGTAGAAGAAGTGGAGAGTCTGCAAGAGTTACACCACCTTTAACAAAACGCATTGCTAATTTGGATCGCTGTGCTTTTCTGACTTTCTCTATCCTACGAGCTTCCCTCTCTGATTCCTCTCTTTGTAAATCAGCCTGATCTCTCTGGGCATCTGCTTCTTTATTAGCAGCTGCCATGCTGGCAATTCCACTACCTATTGAAAACAGTGCTGACAATGCGAAAAGAAATTCCATTAACTAACCCTCCCCCACATTATATAATTTTCTTTTGATGTGGAATACTTCTCCAGTATACCTTCAGCCTCAAAGTTCATTTTTCTAAAAAACTTCTTATTAACCTCATTATCTTTAGCTGTTGCCTGAATTCTATGGAACTCACCTCTTGCCATAAGTTTATTCACAGCATCTCTTACTATTATCCCGAAAATACCTTTATGCTTTATCTCCTTGGGAGCAATAATCCATGTCTCACATGTACCGGGCCATAATTCAAAATACCCCATAACCCCAAGAACTGCCTCATGATACCATATTGTTTTAGCTTCTCCTACCTCTAAAACCTTATCCAGCTTTTCATGAAAGTCTCCAAGACTATCATACTCATCTATGTCAGCTTCCATCCTACTAAGGTCTTCAAACTCAAAGTCAGTTAAATATGCTTCCCTATTCATCAGCAGTCTCCATATAAACATCCAAGAACTGAACAACACAAGGCATCGGGTGTCTCTGTTCCACAATTATCTTCTTCTCCCCTCTCCAAGTATCAGGAAAAATAGCTCCATCTTCTGGTATCCCGGTAAATAACATTGGTGGTCTATTGGATAAACTCGCTGTGCTTCTAAAAACCATCTCCTGTAGGCTGTAGAAATCTGACCCAAACCTTGCTCGGAGAGTATTTAAGAAACGTGGTTTAATCATTGCCACTCTTCTATGTTTCGTTTGAGCTGGTCCAGTTATCCCACCACTCTCAAGATTAAGAGTCTGTAATCTCCCAGTATACCCTAACCCCACATGGATTACACTTGCTTGGAAATCCAGAGTAACAGCTCCAGAAGCAACAACCTTTGTAGGATGCTCACCACCATCAGTTACGATGCTAACAGTCTGACCTTCAAGATGATCGAGTCCAGAAAGTGTATCAGTTGTTAGATACCAGTCTCCAGAACCCATAAGGTTAGTATTGTCAAATGTTTTTGTTATCTCACATTTAACATGGGTAGTGTCAGTGAATGAAACTATTGTGGCTCTCCCTGCTCCCACACCCTTAATAGGCTGTTTCCACAGTTCTCTACCTACCATATCTGAAGTGAACACTGCAGCACCAGCTGTGAAGGTTACAAGTAGCCCTGTTGTAGCACCGGGTTTTAATGTTGCACTGGCATCTACTCCAGCATCCAGACCATTATAAGATAATGCACTGTCTACATGGACATAATCTCTCTGAGCCTCAAACATCACATTAGCAAAAGTGTCATCATCAGCAGGTTTATTGTTGTCTCCAGTTACATAATCAGACCTCCTTGGTATCACCGGCTCATCTTCAAAGAACTCAACATATCGTCTTGTCACACCATTAATTAATCTCTCTACAACAAGCCAAAGTTGGTCAAAACTATTTGGTAAAGTCATAGCTCCAGCACTTATCACCTTAACATCATCCCCACCAAGAGTATGTCTATGCCATCCAGATACATCCTCACTTGTTTTAAATGTCAGTCCAGCTAAACATCCATCGGCTAATACACCCCAAAGAATATCCGGAACTCCATCTTGGAATGCTATCTGAACAAACCCTGCTTCAGATACATGGTCAGCAATAAAGTTCCTGTCAACAGGAACAAAGCTTTCTGAGAGAGCATCAAACTCCAAGCTCCTTAGTTTTTTCTTCCCTCGCTGGATGTAAATGATGTTGCTACCTCTAGGGATAGGGCTAATACCCTCACTACCCACATCAGCCACTGGCTTAACATTGGGAGGATCAGCTCCTGAAATTGGCTCATTGTCTCCAGCACCGGTCATCTTGGAGATACCTCCAAAAGTACCAATACCTAAGAAATCCGTCATCCCGGCAATCCATTGAATGGCATTTACTGTTCCTTCAAAGGAAGGGGCAATAGTAAAAGAAAATGACTCATCTGCAAGAAGTGTTACAGAAACAGTATGCCCATCATATCTAGGTAATCCAGTATCGGGATCAGGACCATCAGTACCCCAAATAGTTTCAGGTAAAGATAATGTACCACCATACACTCTTCGACCCTCATAATAACCTACTGCTCTTGGATAATCTCCTGCTACCCCACCAGAACTCCAAGCAGTATACCCAGAACTGTCAACAACATTTCCATTTAGATCATTTATTGTAAAATTGTTTGCATTAACCGGAGCTGCTACTACATATGAATTACCATTTACCTCTGTCATACCAACCACTTCCTGAATAGTGATTATATCACCAGCAGAAAAAGTGTGTGCAGTAGAAGTAACCGTTGTTACTGTAGTCCAAATAATGCCCGGAGTTGAGATGGTATTTGGAGGAAATGGATCAGTACCTGTTCTTGAAAAAGTTGATACTGTCCAAGCATCATGATCTGTACGAGTAATTTCTCTTATATCATGTTTATGATGAGTAACAACCATCGTGTCTGCATTCTGGTCAAAGTCGAACTCAAATAACTCTGCCTCCAGATAAGGTGTGGCTACCTCAAATATTTTTGAAGATGTTCCACCAGTACCAGCAGCTGTCCCAACAATATTGTTACCATCTACATCAGTAAGTTCAAAAGTAGTTGCTGTTTTATTTGCAACTAAGAAATATTTTCCATTTAAATCTGTAGCTGTTGCAACCCCACTAATGTAAACCTCATCCCCATCAGAATACCCATGAGCACCTGTTGTAGTTACTACCACCGGAGTAGCATTTGTTGAACTTGAAATAGCAACACTATCCTCAAGCACTACTCCCTCATCCTTGAATACACGCATGTAGAGATTGGTGAACTCAAGCATGTAAGCCTGTTCATCATTAAACTGAAAAGGAACAAAGCGGGCAATCTGATTGAGTCGAGTATGATTAACATATCTGGAACCAGTACGGAAACGCGCTGGTCCCTGTGGCTCAACAATGAAGTTCTCACAAAGTTCAAGTCCACTCTGGAAGAGTTTTAAGTCTGATCTTCCATGAACCTTTGGATCAAGTTCTCCGGAAGCAAAGTTTGATTGTATTATGTTTTGTATTGTCATGAATCAAAGACCGTGTTTTTACCGGCCACGTTAGAAGTTAATCTCTGTCTGGCTTCTTTAAATTTACTTCTCTCAACCCTTATTGGTGGTCTCTCCTGAGAATTAACCGCCTTGGCTTCTGTTCTTAAAATATCCCTCGCTTCAAAAAGAGCTTTCTTAAGTGAAGGTTTCATAGTGAAAGCAAATGTTGGTCTCCATGCTATTTCAACTGCAAGAAGATCAATAAAGAGAGCATCAAATTTTCCTACATCTGTTTCATCTTTGGTATAGCCAATATTAATAGAAGCTTCCCCACTATTATTAAGAAGCAGCTGCCTACCCTCCATAGCATACTTCTGTTTATAATCAATAATACTATCATCCCCAATGAAGTTTAACCTCAGAAGATCATTAGGTAAGTTGTACGCATCTGCCCAACCAAATGATGGTGCAGTGGCATCTCTGGATATTGACCTTCTTGCCCTTGCAAAAGTCCAAGGGAAACCTCTTAGTATTGCTCTCCTAGTGGCATCATACCACCGGGCGCATTTTATCTCTTGTTCAGTTGTAGGAGTGTCAACACTGACAATAATCCCACCACCAATATGGTCCATTGCTAAATTACATATATCTACTTTAGAAGTTGGTGCTCCCATTATGGTATCCCTGCCCCTCTTTTTAACAATTCAGTTGCGTTCTTCACTGCTTCCATTGCCTGACTCATGTCTGACTCCTGCCCTTCTAGTTCCACCTGCATCGTTCCGTCTTCGCCCTTACTTGCCTTGAACCCTGCAATCTTCTGATTTCCAAACCGAGTATATTTGAATGTTTCTTCGTTGTCAAGTTTTGTGTATTTGACAGAAGCACAACCTACAAACAAAGGCAATATCATTGTTCCCATTAACAATTTCTTCATTCACTTATCTCCACTTTTAATGGTGTATTTGGTTGTTTATAATCTAAGCCAATATTCCCCTTAGATTTCAAAATAACCTTATCCTTCGATTCAAGGTAGTACTCTTCAAAGCCACCTGCTTCAAGCAAATCTGCAATCTTGAATGATTCTATTTTTCCATTAGGAAATTTAAATCTAAGCTCAACTCTGCCATCAACAAACACTCCTTCTACAACCGTTTTATACCCATCTGAACATTTACTACAATATGACTGTTCTATTCCGTTAAGGTTAAATCCAACAACATTGCATTCAGGTATCTCAAGCTTGGCCACTTCTTGACTATCATAAACTTCCTCTGCTAATACAACATTTCCCCATATCGCAAAACATACCACCAATATCAGCTTCTTCATTTCTCACCACACTTTTCTCGGCAATTCTTACATGGGGTGGATTGAGCATCCCACATGTGCCCATCGTATTTAAGACAAATCAATTCTTTCTTTTCAGCCACTTAGTTACCCCCTAGTAAAAACACCATCAATCGATGTATCAAAGTTGAAACAAAACGATACTTCACTTCGCACAAAAAACCTCCTAAAGCAAATAGCAAATTGGCAACTAAATGCCATTGTGTATACGTGCTTACTTCTTCTTTTTTAGCCATTCTATATCGTTCCTGTTAATTGCACCAACTATTTTATTTTCGGATATGCCTTGCCACTGTCTTTTGATCTTCTCTTGTTGCTCTTCCACAATGACAACCGTATGCTTGAGGTCGAAGATCATATTAAATATATAACCTATCGCCCCAAGCATCAAGGCTATTACCACTTTGTTGACATTCTCTTTAGTCAAGAATTCCGACATACTTACTCCACCACAGGTTCTTCAACAGGTTCTTCAACAGGCCTAACAACTGGCTTTACAATAGTAGCCTTGTCAGCCTCTGTCACAATAGAAGACCTGACAGCGTTGAGCTTGACTATGCTGTTCTGCAATTCTGCTATCTGTGCCTGTGCCTGTGCAATAGCATTGTCGATAGTATTTACCGTATACCTAGCAGTCACTACTTCTTCCTTCACCTC